GTGCTGCCAGTTGTCAGTAAAAAATCGGCAGGTAGTACATTGGTCTTTGAATCGAATTGCTTAGGGGGTGTGGTCTTTTCGTTATTGTAGTTACCTTTTAGTTTAGCTTTCCCCACATACATCCCATCATCATCTTTCTTAAAAGGCTGCGTTAATTTGTTCGGCCAATCATCTCCTCTCTTAGGGTGGTTAAGAAATGCTGTGTTCATGGCCTCGTAAATTTCTACTGCTTGTTCTTTTACCATTTTAAACTGCAAGGAGTATTCAGCTCCTGAAACCAAAGGGTCGCACGGAACACTTTTGCCCTTGTCCCCCGCGTTACTATCAAACTTGTAGGTTTGATTTATTTTTGGATATAGCGCATCTACGTTTTTTATTACGTAAGAGTTCGTTTGTGACATTATTCTCTCCTATTGAGATTGTTTAAAAGTAAAGCCTTCCTCACTAGAGAAAGGAGATTGAAGACTCATAGTGTTTAGTAGAACATTATTAGTCTCAGGGTTTTTCTGTGCACACACAGCCAGTGAAAATTCTTCTTCGGTAACTGCTCGTTTTGGCCTAAACAAAAGTTTAGGTATTTCACTAAGCCGCTCAAAATATAATTCTGTAACCACAGATGCCAACGGGGTCTTATGGGCATTGAGGTGTCTAGCATAAACTTGCATAGCCATCTTTTGTGGGTTGTCACCGAAGACACTTGTTGCAGGTAGTTGTAGTTGGTACAACGTTGAATCCATTTCACAATCTTCTTGGGCTACAAGCATAACTACAATTCTTTGGTGGAAACGACATGCCCTACTTCCATGTTTCCCCGAACCTTTTATATTCCATTTACAATCAAAACAACTTTCAGATTGAATATTTTCAGGCGCTACTGTTGATGTCGGCCTCCCTGTACGAGTGTCATCAGCCCAACATATTGGGCTAGCAGGATTAGCTTCGTCATACTCCCCTGAATAATAGGTACGGGAGATAGGCGCTGCCTTGATAATGATAACTTCCAAGGGTTCCTTAGTCCGGGGTAATACTTCACTACCACCCTCCAAAAAGGAAAACGTTGCATCTTTTAAACTTATCTTCCTGCCACCTGAAATTGGGGCCATACTAGTTTTTGTTTTCGGCTGCTTTATGCGAGACAACAAATCTTGCACACGTAAGTCTGACGTATTTTCTGCCACAAAGTTCCCCTCTACACGTCATCGAACTCAAAACCATCACCAGCATCATCAAACGCATTTTCATTTATCCCTTCAAGACCAGAGCTAGATTGGTTGGTTTTCTTCAACGCTTCTACCACGGAAGGTATATTAAAACGATACGTCTTTGCCCCAACTTTTAAGTAGCTGTTGGGTGGGATATGTCCCTGCTTTATCCAATGTCGGATGGTACTTACATTCACGGACAAGTGATTAGCTAAGTCCTCTATTGGTAAATACTTTTCAGTCATTTGCCTTACTTCTCCTCACAGTAATTGTGTAAGCACTATCCACATTTAAGCCCGGTGGAAGTTTGTCGGGATTTTCCTCAAGGAACTGGCGCATGTTGCCTTGGTGTAACCTCTTTTCTAAAAGATCAACAGCATCATTATCCTTAATGAAAGTGTTCATAGACTCCCAATCGGAAGTCCAATATTTGGTGCGAACTTGACGAAAGAATGTACCCACTCTAGTGCGTACTGATTCCACATCGTTCTCTTTACAGTGTTCCAAAAGAGCCGTCTTAACTATCTCCAACTTCTCGTTAAGAGCTGCTTCCTCTTTCTTAAGCTGTGCCGCCACAGCTGCCTTTTTATCTCGTATCTTTATATAGACAGAGACAAGCCTATCTACGCTAATCGCATCAGTATCTGTGCTCACAATTATTCTCCCCAATGATTGTGTTTAGTTAAGTAACTTAATGTTCCTTGTATTATAGTGACATTTTGTTAACTTTCAAGTACTTCTTCATATAAATCTATCATTTTTGTGTGAACACTCAGTCTATTGTCTAACATCTTGTAGACCGCTTTCTCTACAGGTGCACCCTGTAGTTGCACCACAGTACAGGGATATGTTTGTCCTGAGCGGTGCACCCTTGCATTAGCTTGAGCGTAAGTTTCCAAAGAGGACGTTGGCCCCCACCATACAATAGTATTAGCCGCTGTCAGCGTAACCCCATGTGCAGCTGCTTGGGGTTGTATGATTAATACTTGAGGGGTGTCCGTGGTTTGGAACTCATCGAATATCCTTGTACGGTTATGGGCACTTACATCCCCCCGGATGACATCGTTTGAAATGCCATCTTTGGAAAGCTTTTCTTTTAGCAAATCAATCACATGCCTGAAGGGTACAAATACTAAAACTTTTTGGCTGGATTCGTCTATAACTTCTCGTAAAACCTTGTAGCGGTTTTTAATGTCGAACTCTATTGTCTCGCCTGTGTCTGTGTAAACGGCACCACAAGCTATTTGCAGGAGTTTGTTCATGTTCACAGCCGCGTTGACCGCTGTAATCTGTTCTCCATCTGCTACTGCAACCATTTGATTTTTAAGTATTTTGTAGTACTTATTTTGTTGGGGTGTTAATGCAACCTCCCGGTGGGTGTAAGTCATTTCTGGCAAATCGAGACATTGATCTTTCGTAAAACGAATAGCCGGTTGGAGTGCATTAAATACCACGTCGGTAGCATTAGGTTTAGGAACCCATTTAAACTGCGTTACCTTGTACATAACAAGTTCTCTGAATGCCCCAAAGAATATAGGAACTTGCTTAGGATTAACAAGTTTAGCCAACCCATAGCCATCCAATGGGGATTGAGCCGCAGGGGTTCCTGTCATCATCCATAGCCACGTGTCAGGCTTAATGAGAGAGTTAAGGACTTTCCAACGCTTGGATTGGGCATTCTTGTAGTGGGTAGCTTCATCTGCAACAATCAGATCAAATCCCCCCTTAGCAATAACATCTTTTACTATCTCTACCCCATCATAATTTATGATGACGTATTCAGCCCCATTGTTAATAATATCTTCGCGCTTGGCCTTCGGCCCATAGGCAATAGCCACAGTACGGTGCATGGCAAACTTAAACAAATCTGCCCTCCATGCTGAATCCATAATAGACAAAGGACATATTATAAGAACACGATTAATAACCCGTTGCTTCATTAAAAAATCAGAGGCCCAAATTGCTGATGCCGTTTTCCCCGTCCCTTGTTCGTTAAAACAAAACCCCCTACGGTTCATAGTAAGAAAGGCTGACGTTATCTTCTGGTGGTCGAAAGGTTTGTACTTACCGGGCCATTCATACTTGCCCATGATAGGAGAAGGAACGTTCTTAACATTAAGGTTTTTTAGCACCCGTGTTTCATCTACTCCCCATTTCACCAACACATTATTACGCCCCAAGTTTTTGCTGTTGGGGATTGCCGTAGTTATTTTGTTGGGGTTACGGACTTTAAGTAATAACCCTCTATTGTCTACTACTCTCATTGCTTACTTCCCACGTTTGCTTCTTTTTTTAACAGCACTTTTGGCAATCTTGCCGCCTGTCTTAGCCGTGTTCTTGTAGTTACGGGCACGATTCTTGCTACTACTTTCTATCTTTACCCCGTCCTTGTTCTTACCACCTTTGCTTAGCGCTTTGACGTGACTTACATCACGGCCTTCACGTTTGTCAGCTTTGCCATTCTTGTTGGCATCCGTGCCTTTCGCATCTACTGCCCTTCGAGCACGCTGTCTTTCCATACGTGCTTTAAAAGCTGCACTTCCTACAGGATTGTTTGTCTGCTTGGGTCGATCTTTAGGATTTTTATACGCCATTATATTTCCTCCGTAGCGCGGATTACACGGCATCTCTCACGCTTGTCTCCTAGGTAATATATCTTACTGTCGGCCTCAAGTTGGGTGGGTCTAGCAGTAATGCTGCTATAGGGGAGGTGGGGGTGGATGGCCCGTATTTCTTTAGTAGTGATTCCATTATCCCCTGCTTTAACAACTTCACTATAAACTAAGGCAAGCATTTTCCCGCTAGAAACTTCCCCCGCTGCGTCCCTGCTAGTCTCAGGATCGTCTGTGCGTGATAGCTTGTAGACAGGGGTATCATTAAATATGTATTCCGTCATTATTTTCTCCCGTTATGTGGACATTCCAATACAATACAGTGAGCACGGCAAAGTCCCGAAGGACGGGGGTTCCACGTATCTACTTCATACGCTTGTTCCATCTTGCCGTATTCCCCTAACCATTTTTGCCAAAGGGTAGCCTCGTTTTCAATAGTGTAAGTGTCTTTAATAAACGCATTACACACGACGAAGAGTAACCCTCCTTTCACCACCTTAATCTCAGGGAAATGTTTAAACGTTGCTAGAGCCATTAGTTCTAGCTGTCCTTTATCTGCATACTTAGCAGATTTTCCCGTCTTGTAATCTATTACTTTGGCTACACCTGTCTCACGATTTAATATTGTTAAGTCGGAAACACCACGCCACCAAACATCTTTGTCAAAGAACCCACAGGGTTCGAGATCGGCAGTTAGCCCCATCCTATACTCACAAAGCTTTTCCCCTTTCATGTTATTGAGTTTGTCTAGCACTGGCCTAGCAAATTCAAATCGGGGGTCCAATGTCACAGCTTGTCCAATGTATTCTTCTGCTGCTTTGTGGAACTCATTCCCATACAGGATGGGTTGTGTATCAAAGTCTTCTTTATAATCTTTAGCAACCTTTAAGTGGTAGTATTTTTTTGGACATTGATCAAACGTCTTTATGCTACTAAAGGACCATGTTGGCTTGGTTGCCATACTATAGATTCCCCATAGTTTTTTCCTACCTCAACGTCACCACGAACGGGTAAGCCTTCTGCCCATTGTGGTGTCCAACGCATACATTCACTGACGAAAGCCGCAGCCTCGTCTACTTCCTTATCTGGTACAGAGCATATCACAGAATCATGCACAGTAAGCAAGATGTGGTAACGCTTAGAAATTTGTACCATTTGCTCAGCCATAATGCACCTTGCTAACGCTTGGCAAACATTTTCAATTACCTTGCCCCCATAGATTTTGGTTCGGCCTCGACGAGTCTTATAGGAAAACTGCAACCCACGCTCTGTTTCTTCAGCATCTAACCCTTCATAAAACATGTGTAAGCCAGAAGGTAAATTGATGCCGTACACATAAGGTTCTACAGACAACACTCCTTGTCGCCCAAAGGTCGTTTTGTTTCCTTGGTACATGTTCAACAACATGAATTGAGCATCACGCCATAGGGATGTGATGGCTCCACTTGCTCCCCGGTATTCGTAGATGATTCTTTGTGCTTCTTCTTCAGTTACTTCTACTCCCATAGTTTTTAACTGAGCACGAAATTTGACTGGTCCCATTCCATATCCACATCCGAGCAAAGTTTGCTTGCCGATGAAACGTTGGTTAGCGGTAATAATTTCTACAGGGATGTCATAGATGGTACTTGCCATCCGCTTGTATACATCTTCCCCACGTATAAAGGCGTTAAGCAGATCGTTTTGCCCCCCAAACCATGCAAGAACACGTGCCTCTATTTGTGCCGAATCAGCTTCTACAAGCGTGTGCCCATTGGGGGCTTCAATGCACGACTTTAAGACCTTAGCATTTTCTCCGCGACTCGGCAGGTTTTGGAGGTTGATTTTGTCGGAGCCACCCCAACGCCCCGTATGGGCTGCGTAGTATTTAATAGGTACAGGTAGTGGCCCGCGTGAAGCTATGCTTAAAAATCTTTCACTACGTTTTTCTTCCAGTGTGCTCTTTAACCCAATGCGTGCTGCCACCAACACTTGTACCCTAGGGTCATCGTGTTCTTGTAGTGCTTTAAATTCTTCATCACTCTTTGCAAAGGCGAAAGCTTCTTTTCCTGTACGCAAACTAATTTTAGTAGGGGGGATGACATCCAGAGCAATGAGTTCATCAGCAAATTTTTGGTTAGACATCAGCTGAGTTTTTTCTAACCCGCATTGTTCCAGTAGTTTGTTTTTCTGAGCACGTACTGCAACCAAGTGAGCAGTTAGTTTATGGGTGTTAAGTATTAAAACAGGTTCAATGAACATCCGTAGGGTTAGATCAATAACTTTTAGTTCCCCAACCTTAAACTTTGTAGTACGCATGAACAGTGCAAACAATTCTTGGGTAAGTTCCACATCGTTAATACAGTAGTCACCGTACTTTGATAATTCTTCTTGTGTAAAATCTGCACGATGTTTGCCCAGTGCATTTATTACTTCATCTCCCTTTTCTCCAATACTGTGACATTGGGATAACGCGGCGAGAGAAGACGATACTTCCGTGCCATGAATAGCACGCCCCATACACATAGTATCAAGGTATAACTTAGGGCGAATATCAAAAACCCAATTGAGAATAGCACCATCAAACATAGTATTGTGAGCAAGTAGAGCACTTTTTGCCCAATCGAAATTAGCATGTAAATAAGTTTTGAGTACATCTTT